CCAACCCTTATGATTTCTTGTTCTATGTCCATATTCTACATAAGAAGCATAATGAACAGGGTTGATAATTTCAATTTGATACACATCACCCACCTTTGCAACATTTAAGGAATCAACATAAGCCTTTACCCCTGGAACTGCACCTTTCATCGCTTCTTCTTCAGTTTTAGCAGTCCAGCCCCGCCTTAATGTTCCACCAGTTTTACCACTTGAAGGTTCATATTGTCCAACAGGTGTTCTTTTAATTACCTTTGCCAATAATCTTGCAGCAAGTTCCTTTGCAACTTCTTCACAAAAGGCTTGAAAATCATCTCTTTGTAGTTTATTCAATTTTTCTTGAAGATTTTTCAACTGTTTAAAGTCACAACCGCCCCATTTTCTTGCCATTAAGCCCACCCCTTAAATAATTCCAGGGTGATTTCTTGATGATTAGTATAAACAGCAGGTTCACCACTCTTTTCATAATCCGCTGTTTTTCCATTTTGGGTAACCCTTATTTTAGAACCTGCTGGAATATCAACTTCATTGGAAATAAACAGTTTTGTAACCTGAACAACTTCAGCAACATTTTGATTTTCCAATGTTTGTTTTATAGTTACAAAAGATAGTTTACAGGGCTGGTCTGTATAAATTGGAACTTCTTCAAATTCAGTTCTTTTGGTGATTGGATTTAATCTTTCTTCCCTGATGAAAACAGAACAGGTTCCTTTCCACAACATTTGAAGTGCTTTCTTATGACCTGTTACCATTTTATACACCTGTAAGTAGCAAATTTTCCTTTTCCATAATTCATCAGGTATAAAATCAATTCGTCCAATCTTTCTTCAGGGGTTTTACTACCATCACCAATAGCAAAAGTTACACTTGTGTCACCTTCATGAATTTGCTTTACTGCTGCTTCTAAATCAAACCCTTCTAATTGTCCTCTTGATTTTTTATTTAGAAAAAATTCACCAACAACCATATCAACTGCTATTTCATAAAGTTCTTCAGGAATGGTATTAATGTTGCAATCAGCTTTGATGCTATTTTCAACCTTTTGGATAAGGAATTCAATCATCCAATCATCAGCTTCAGTAACTTCATATCCAAAAGATTCAAGCCTTTTCTTTACATCATCAAGCATAATAATCACATCCTTTATTCAGTTTTCTTACGTCTATTTTTAGGTTCTTCAGAACTGCTTTCATCTTTTTCAGCATCTTCTTCAACAGTGTAACCATGACTTTTAAACCATTCAATCAACTGTAGATTATTAGTTTCACCAACACCATTTACAAAAGTAACTGATGCTGAAATACCGTTATATTCTTTATTTGGACAAAGTATCTTTGCCATTACTTTTCACCATCCTTATTCAAAAAATGCAAATAGAAGGGGATTCCAGCATATAGCTGAAATACCCCTAATATTACTGAACTTTAATCTTACGCATAACACCGGCAGCTTTTGTTGCTTTCAATGCAACAGCAGCAACCATTTCAACTTCACCAGTTTTAACAGCACCAGCAGTTTTGAAATCAGGCAACCAAGTATTAACCGGAGATTGACCAGCCATAGATACAGCATGGAAACCATCAAGTCCAAGCCTTACAGCATATAAGGAAGTTTCACCGGTTGTTCCGTTAATAGAAACAACAGGCTCATTTGAACCAGCTTTTGCACCTAAATCAATAAGTGGAATATTACCATAAGTTTCAACCTGCTGACCAAAATTATCTTTAGTTACCTGATACATTCCAGCACGTCTTGCACATGCACGAATCTTGGCAATAAGTTTTAAGTTACCAGCAATGAATGAAGGTGTTCCGTCAAGCCCCATAAGGAATTCATCAAGTAAGTCAAGGAATTCTTTCCAATTTGCATCAACAGCAGCAGAACTGGAAAGGTCAATTGCTGTACCAGGAATATATTCTGTGGAAGAACCGGTAAGTGCTTTTTCAAGTCCATCAAATGCATTTGCATTAACAGCACTGTCACCATTGATTACAGTATCATTGAATAATGCAGAAGCTGCTTTAACCTTTTGCTGTATCTGCAATGCAACTTCATCAACAATACCACCCATATTGGCAAGCACTCTATCAATCTGGAAAGAACCACCGAATACCTTCAGGTCAACAGTATATCTTTGCTTGGTCACTTCTTGTGGTGTGTATTCAGTGTTGATTGCTCTGAATGCTGCTGTTGGCTGGGTAATAAGTCTTGTATATCCATAAGTAAGAGTTGCACCGCCACCAGTTGGAGAAACTGCATCATCAAAAGTAATATTGTTCAATATAAAATTAGACTTTGCAAATTCATCAATTACACCCATTTGAAGTGCATCTTGCACATTCAATTTTGCTTGTGCTAAAGTAACAGCCATAATAAATTACCACCTTTCAATAATTTGATTTTTTATTCTTTACTAAAATGCATTTTTACCGCTTCAAACAATGAAGACGGTTGGCTTTCCCCTGGTAAAGTATCTTTTCTTTCACCAGGATTAAACCCTTTAAACTGTGGTTGCTTGTTAGATTTTACATCAATGTCAAATAAGAACTTGGAATCATCACTTTCTTGAAGCTTTTTCACTTGTTCATCCAAACCTTTTACAGTTTCACCATCAAGTTCAAGCTTTTCAAGGTCAAGTAATGCTTTGGTTGCTTTGATGTTCTTTGCTTTAGCAGCAATTAAGGCTTTTTCAACTGCATTATTAAGTTGAAGTTGTTTTAATTCAGCTTCATACTTTTCTTTTGCAGCTTTATTTTCCTTTTGCAGCTTTTCAATTTCTGCTTTTAATCCTTCAGCATCAATTTTCTTCAATGCTTCAAGCTGTTCATCCCTGGTTTTAATATCCTTTTCAAGCTGCTTTTTAGCTTCATTCACTTCATCAAACCTTGCTTTTGGAATAAAACCTTTAAGTTCTTCTGCTGATGCTTCAGCAACCTTTTGTGCCATTTCTTCACTTAATCCAAGTTTAATTAAATCTTCTTTTTTCATATTCAATCCATCCTTTCATCTTCACTTTTTAACCTGGTCGTGACCAGTGATGTCCTGTTCTTTAACGTCTTCAGTACCGAAAAGACGAAATTCATCTTAAAGAATCAATCTTGGATTGCACCATTTCAATGTAATCTTCATCATCAGAAACCCTGATATGGCTTTCCAATAGCCAAATACTATTTGTTTTTGGAAGAAGGTTTCTTTCAACATTTCTTTTTACTACATAAGCAATTTCAAGCTTTTGAATATGGATGTGTTTTTCAAAATTGGTTGGGTTATAGACAATAAAAGTTCCATTGTATTTTGACCTTTTAATTCTCAAAGTGTTACTTCTTTTTCATAGCATCACCTCCCCTTAAATGCCCATAAAAAAAGAAGTATCCACTATTCAGTAGATACTTCCTTATACATTAGATTTTCTTTTTCCCATTCTTCATACTGTTTCTTGATGTGGTCAGGGGCATCTTCTCTTAAATGCCAGCCATTTTCATCAACAATAATCCAATCCATGAAGTCAGGTTCTGTTGGTGTAGACATTAATTAACACCCCCTAATCTTTTCTTGACTTCCTTCAATACTTCAAGGCTAAATTGTAAAGGTTCATCACTTACAAGTGCATCAGCAACTGCTTGTGCCATTAATTCACTTCTGTTCTTTAGTGCATATCTTCCAAGGTCTTTATAAGCTTCATAAGCTTCCCTTCCTATTGGGTCAATTCCCATGTTTTTAAGTGCAGCATCAGTAATACTTTTTGCTTCTTTACTGGTATTCAATGTTCTTGCAAAATTGTTCCATTCAGAAATACTTAAAACATCCTTATTTAACCGATTGAACACAATTTGATGTTCCAAAGCATGTGCCAATTCATGTGCTGCAATATGTTGTGGGGTAATGCCCTTAAAATGAAAGTTCTTTTTAACATCTTTTTCAATAGATGCAAGTAACTTTTCCAGGATGTTTTCTTTATGCCCCATGTTACTAAATTTCAAGGTTCTTTTTATTTTTACCTGGTCAGGGGCAAGTCTAATCATTTCTGCTGAAAACTGCCCATAAAAAGATTTTGCCTTGGAAACCTTAAATTCATCAATAAAGCCTTTTAGCTGTGGGAATTCATTTAAGGTTTTGAACATACCTTCATTTAATCTATTAGCAGTGTCCAAATCCATTCCCTTATAACTTACTTTGGAACCAAGCATATCTGTTGCAAAGGCTTCAGCTTCTTTCAAATCTTTTGCTGCAACAAATACATTTTTAATTATTGTATCAATAGGAAGTATTTCCTTCAATCCAGTTTTAGAACCACCATCAACAAAAGCCTTTTTCCAATCCTTATATTTCATATTGCTGGGAACATAGTAAGTCTTACCTGTTTTTTCATCCCTTGCTGCTCTTTCCCCATAATTATCTTCAAAGTAGGGAACAGTAGTTGTTCTACACCATGGGTGAAAGGGGGGTGCTGTAACACCAACCTGGTAATCCTTCATATCAAATACTTCACCATCAAGGTCTTGGCATATTTGACTTGTTCTATTATCCAAGGTTGCTACAATTTCATATTTTTCAACACCTAAATCATTGAAACAATCCTTTTGTGCTGCTGAAGCAAAAGCAGCCGATTCAGTCATGATTAATCTTCCAGCTTTATTTTTGTCAACATTCAATTCTTTTGAAAGGTTCCTAATTAAAACATCAGGTGATTCACCCCTTATAACTGATTGTGTTAATTGTGTTTGAAGTGAACCAATAAGCTGTTGTTTATTCACCCATATTCTATCACTGAAAGTTCTACCATCCAATGACCATGGTCTTGAAAGTATCTTGTCAAGTTGATTGCTGTCTAAATCATGTAAATCCCAACCAATATTGAAACCCCTTTGAATTTCAAATGCTGTATGGTAATAATCTTCAGAATAAATATCACGAAGTAATTTATCAAGTCCATCTAATTGGTTCCCATACAACACTTCAACCTGTTGCTGCAATTGAATTTTTAATGCTTCTAACCTGGAAATATGAACCCTTGCTGAAGCATTTTCAAGTTCTTTCATCCACTGTTGATTAAGTGCATTTTCTTCACCATATTTAATGTATTCCTGAACATTCCACTTAAATTCAGCAAGTTCAGCAGTTTTAAGAAGTTTCTTTGCTTCAACCATAGTAATTTGATTATTTTCTGCAAATCTTTGATACCAATTATTGATTTCTTTTTCAATATTAGCTGAAGCAATTCTGTATTGCTTTTCAAGGTCAGCATAAAACCTTTGACCTTTTTCAAGCTGGGCAGTTTCAAGCATTTCCATTCTTCTTTTCCAATAAGCACTATTCTTCATCACTGTCACCATCTTCATCATATGCCTGCTTTACCGGATTAAAAGATTCAGCATATTCATCCATAGCTGATTTCTTTTCTTCCTTAATCCTTTCTAATTCATTACTTACATCAGAAATCCAAGGATGCTGACCAATGATAGTTTCATGTGACAAGATACCCATTGATTTTTGACAGTTTTCAACTATTTCAGATTCATTCATCATAATATCCCTGTTGAAAATAATTGTAACTTCTTCATCTTCAAAATCACCTTTGCCAGTATTAGCAAGATGAACATTGACAAACCAAAGAAGTTCTTCAAAAGCAGCCTGAAATTCTGTTTCCATACCATTAGCATCCAAATCAATATCAGAATACATTGATTGAATATTCATTTGGTTTGGATTACCATTCATCTTGTCATTTTTAGCATCAAAACCCCGCCCATTTTCAATAAGTGCATCTTTGAATATTTCCAATATAGTCCTGTAATTTTCAGCATTAACAGTAACTTCAAGGGTATCAATACCACCATCTGCACCATCAACAGTTCTTACTTTAACAGCACCATATTGTGCAAGGTTCCTTCTGAATTCACCAAGGTTTGTTCCATCATAGTTCT